GTGCTATCTAAGTGTCCACACTTGGTTAGCATTGTCTCGATTTAGGTGTACCTCTTCAAGTACAGCCCTTCTTTCATAACCTGTTAGCCTACTTTCTAATTTTTGGCGTTGCTGATAGTCGCTAAGCTCTAAAATTCTGTAGATTTTACCTGCTGGATAAGGAATTCTAAAAGAGTCATAAATTTCCTGATATTGTACAGTGTTACCGAGTATTTCGAAACATCTACTTTGCATTAATAAAAGGTCTGACATCTTTGGCAGATTGGGATTTCCATATAGGATTCGCCCTAACATACGGTTTACACTTCGGTGTGGATAACCATCAATCCATTCAGATCCGAGAAAGAATGTTCTATCTATGCCAGGTTCTGACTTAGACTCAAGGTCTAATACGCTGCCAAAAGCCTGTTCCATAATATTGCTTAATTTCTTGAAATCTATATAGAATTCAGAAAATATCATAGTGTCATCTGAGGACACATAAATAGTAAATTTTGATAAATCATATTTAATATTATTTTGCTTACAGTACCTATAAACTGCAATACTTAACATATATGCATTACACAGAGATCCTATTCTCGATGTGTATCCGCTTCCACTTGATAGCCCTCTTCTTTTATCTAAGTAATCGATATTAGGGTGGAAAACCGGCATGCTCATAAAATAGCAAAATGACATTATAAATACGTTTTGTAAATAAAAATTAAAAGACAATAACTCAACTAAATAGAGTAAAACCGACGCAAGTACAAACGTGGGCATACGTTGGTCGAAACGGCTGTAATCCACGCATAAGGTGTACCGATCTTTTCCTGATTTTGCCAGATTAGATATTTCTACCTGAGTGTATCCGTGAATGGCACAACTTTCAACATTGTCCATTATATCCTTGATGATACTATTAAAGTATGTTTCAACCGCAAGGAAAATATAATTAACCGCGAATACCAACCTAACTTTCAAACCTTCCGTGGTTATCTGGCTACGTACAAAAGCTGCCGTAATAGGTGTTAATTTCACAGTACTAAAACTAAAATCTTGGTTTATTAGTGATTGTACCACATATTCCATTTGACTATATACATCTCTTTTCTTAAACCAAGGAAAGGGAAGTCCTGCTGAAGCATTCCATTTGATTTGATCCATAACGTGGTCTAGGTCAGGCTCAAACACAGAGGTCATCGCACAGAAGACTTTATTATGAACATATTGCAAACCAATGTAATGTTCAGTTTCGGAAATTGAAACATGTGCCTCAGTGTTCATTAATGAGGTTGCAGATTCCAAATTTTTAAAGAATAAATTCCTGGTATTTGAAACATCTGCTGCTAGCTTATCAAAGAAAGTTTTATTATAATATTTTGATCTTTTAAGATAATCCTCTATTTGCGCTAGCTTAGCAAAAGGGTGAAAGCGTTTGAAGTATTCCACGACTCGATTATCTTGAAGAAGTGCAGTATAGTATGATTCATACTCTTTAAACCTAGAATATCGACCGCGCAAAAACTTAAGAACGGAACTTTTATTGAACGAATTATAATTTAAGTCATTAAAATTTATTGGTTGTAGATGAGCCTTTGAATTACTACTTTGTGCCGTAATACGTACTCGACTACTAAATGGATTACTTAGTACTTGTATGTGTTTTCTATTCTCTAAGGAAATTATCGATTTAACAGTTACTTTATTTTTAAAAGTTAAGTAATTTGGCATGTTGCAATTGTTCGCGGAGAAAATTTGCCTAATGGTACCGACGCTACCAAAAGGGTACAACTTGACTGTAAATTTGCGTAAAAGCACTCTTGTTTAGTCTCGTATGTACAATATAATCTGT